GTATACAACATCAAGCACGGTTAAAGTAGGAACTAGCGAAGTTAGTTCTTCTGGAGGAAGTAACTACACAACAGGTGGAGAAACTTTAGGTTCACAAGCTGTTGCTGCTTCGACAGCAGTTGCTTCAGTAGACTTTGCAGATGCAACTTGGTCATCAGCAACTTTTACAGCAGCCTTTGCAGCTATTTATAATAGTACTAACAGTGATAAACTTTGCGTTGTTTTAGATTTTGGAGGAAATAAAACTGCAACTAATGGCACGTTTAAAATTACCTTCCCAGATCCAGCAACACCAGCCAATGCAATTATAAGTATGGCATAGGAGAATAAATGGCTTTAGTAATAAATGACAGAGTAAAAGTAACAAGCACAACTACTGGCACAGGTGCGTTCGCACTTGGTTCAGCGGCAACTGGTTTTGAAACTTTTGCAGCAGGAATAGGAAACAACAATGAAACTTATTATTGTATCTTTAATCAAGGTACTAGTGAGTTTGAGGTAGGACGTGGTACATTAGATGGATCAAGTGCTAACTTAGCTAGAACTCAAGTTATCTCCAGTTCTAATTCAGACTCAGCTGTAGATTTTAGTTCAGGTACAAAAGATGTGTTCTGTACTTTACCTGCAAGTAAATCTGTTTATTTAGATGCTACAGGTAATCCAGTAGGAGCAGCAAGCAATGGTTTTGCATTAGCAATGGCGGTTGCATTATAGGAAATAAATATGGCACAAGATTTTAGAAACGTATTAGTTAGAACAATTGGAACATCAGATACTACACTGTTAGCGGGTGGAAACTATGATGCAGTTATTGGTATTAGATGTTGTAATATTTTAACATCAACTATTGCAATTGATGTTAAGATTGCAAAAGGCGGAGCTGATTACTTTTTAGCAAAAGGAGTAGTTATTCCACCAAACTCTGCAATTGAATTAATTCAAGGTGGAGCAAAAATTGTTTTAGCTAGTGGTGATACGTTAGAAGCCGTCTCTGATACAGCAAGTAGTTTAGACGTGGTTCTTTCGTACATCGATACAATTAGTTCGTAGGAGGAATTATGACTGCAATAATAAATGGTATCCAATATATTGGAGGCCAAACAGGACCGAATGAATTTATACCCAATCAAGCGGCAACGATTGATGGTACACAAACTATAGAAAGCGCTGTACTAGCAGGACCAATAACTATTCCTGCAACTATAACAGTAACAGGAACGTTGGTAATAGTTTAATGAGTAAAATAGAGGTAAATACAGTTGCACCACAATGCGGAACTACTTTAACACTAGGTGAATCTGGTGATACAGTAACTTTAGGAAGTGGTGCTAGTCAATCTGGTTTTGGTAGAACAGGGACCGTTGATTGGCAAACTGGATCTATTAAAACAGCGACTTTCACAGCAGCAAATGGTGAGGGTTATTTCGTAGATACCACTTCAGGTGCAATCACAGTTACACTTCCAGCTTCACCATCATCAGGTGATATAGTAGCAGTAGCAGATTATGCAGGAACAGCTGGAACTAATAGTATTTTTTTAGCAAGAAATGGTTCTAACTTTGAAGGAGCTGCTAATGATGGTGAAATTTCTGGAGATAGAAATACATTAACAGTAGTTTATGTTGATGCAACACAAGGTTGGGTACCTGTTAATGAAAATGTTGGTTCTTCAGAAAAAAATGTATTTATTTCAGCAACAGGTGGAACCGTTACAACTTGCGGAGATTTTAAAATTCATACATTCACAGGACCAGGTACTTTTTGTGTTTCAGCGGGTGCAGGTCCAGTAGCAAAAGTAGATTATGTAGTAGTAGCTGGAGGAGGTGGTGCTGGTGGTTCTACTAACCCTGGCGGAGGTGGAGCAGGAGGTGGAGCAGGAGGTTATAGAGAATCTCATTGTTCAACTACATCTGGTAGTTATGCAGCTAGTCCATTAGCAAGTTCAACTTCTTTACCTATTTCAGTAACAGGTTATCCAATTACAGTCGGCGGAGGTGGAACAGGAAAAGGACCAGGAGCTTATGTAAATGGATTTGGTTCAAATTCGATTTTTAGCACAATAACATCTGTAGGAGGTGGCGATGGTGGAATGAATAACAGTCCTGGAGAAGTTAGACCACCAACTACAATTTCAGATGGCTCAACATCAACAAGCACATATAATGGTGGACAAGGTGGATCTGGAGGTGGAGGTGGTTTTTTTAATCATTTAGGTGGTAAAGGAAATGAGCCTCCTGTAAGTCCATCACAAGGAAATAATGGTGGACAAGGTTCTGCAGGTCCACAATATTCTGGTGGTGGAGGAGGCGGTGCTGGAGCAGTTGGTTCTAATGCTTCTCCAGGTGCTGGAGGTAATGGAGGTGCAGGTGTAACATCATCTATAACATTATCACCAGTTGCTAGAGCTGGAGGAGGAGGTGGGGCTTCTTCTAGTAGTACAGATGGTTCAGGAGGATCAGGTGGTGGTGGATCAGGAACTTCGCCTGGTGGCACAGGAGGTGCAGGAACAGCTAACACTGGAGGAGGAGGTGGCGCTGGTGGATCACCAACAGATGCTACTGGTGGAGCAGGCGGATCAGGTATAGTTGTAATAAGGTATAAATATCAATAATTATGACAAGTACAATTAAAGTAAACAACATACAAAACCAATGCGGTGCTAACATCATTAATGAAAGCTCTAACACAATAACTTTAGGTGCAAGTGGCGATACCATTACTCTTGCATCAGGTGCATCGCAAACAGGTTTTGGTAGAACAGGAACTGTAGATTGGGTAACAACACCAAAGACTGCTACATTTACCGCAGTAAATGGTGAAGGATATTTTATAAATTCTGGAAGTGCTCTAACAGCAAATTTACCTGCTGGATCAGCAGGAGCTATTGTAGCTTTTTCTGATTATGCAAGAAATTTTGGAACATATAATTTTACAATAAGTCCAAATGGTTCAGAAAAAATTGGTGGTATAGCAACTGATGCAGTGTTAGCGAATGATGGTCAAGCTGCAACTTTTATATATGTAGATTCAACAAAAGGTTGGATTAATGTTCAAAACGTAGATGATTCAGTAGTAGGAGCACAATTTGTAGCAGCAACAGGAGGAAACACAACTGCAACCGTTGATACAAATTTTAAAGTTCATACATTTACAGGTCCAGGTACATTTTGTGTATCTTCTGCAGGAAATTCTGCAGGATCTAACAAAGTAGATTATTTAATAGTTGCCGGCGGTGGTGGCGGAGCTACTCAACACTCTGGTGGTGGAGGTGCAGGAGGTTTTAGAGGATCTTTTCCAAGCCCTAATGGTAACGCAGGTACAACACCAGTTTCAGTTCAAGGTTATCCAGTAACAGTTGGGGGTGGAGGAGCAAAAACTCCTACTGGCCCTAACGTAAATACAACAGCAACGCCAGGTGTTAATTCAACTTGGAATTCAATTACTTCAGCTGGTGGTGGTGGCGGTGGAGGCTACAATGGTTCAGGTCCTTTTGTTGCTGGTGCTAGTGGTGGATCAGGCGGCGGCGGTGCATCTGGGGCTCCAGGTGGCACAACTAGTGAACAAGGATCAGGAGGAGCAGGAAATACTCCTCCTCAATCTTCGCCCGCATCCCCCGTTCAAGGTCACGCTGGCGGATTTGGAACTGGTCACAATTATGGAGGCGGCGGTGGTGGCGGTGCTGCAGCAGTTGGAGCTAACGCTGGTACATCTCCAACAAATACTGCTGGTGCAGGAGGTGCTGGAAAACAAAACAATATTGATGGTAATAACTACTACTGGAGTGGTGGTGGCGGTGGTGGATCTCACGATTATTTAGGTGGAGCTGGTGGAATTGGCGGTGGTGGTGGCGGCGGTTCTTGTAGTGGTACTGCTGGAACCGGTGGAGGATCAGCAATTAATGCTGGAGGAAATGGTTCTAACACTAGTCCATCTTCAAATAAAACAGGTGGTAATGGTGGAGATAATTCTGGTGGTGGCGGAGCTGGTTCTGGTAATAATGGTTCTGATGCTGGAAACGGTGGATCAGGAATAGTAATATTAAGGTACAAATTTCAATAGGTAATATGAGTGAAATAAAAGTAAATAAAATTAGTCCAAGAACAGCGTGTGGTACAACTACATTAGGGGATAGTGGAGACACATTCACAATTCCTAGTGGTGTAACAATTACAAACAATGGAACACAGACAGGTTTTGGTAGAACAGGTGCAGTAGATTGGCAAACATCTAGTATTAAAACAAGCACATTTACAGCAGCAAGTGGCGAAGGATATTTTTGTAATACAACATCTGGTGGTTTTACAGTAAACCTACCTGCTGGATCAGCGGGTGCAATTGTAGCTCTTTCAGATTATACAAGAACTTTTAATACAAATAATTTAACAATTAGTCCAAATGGTTCTGAAAAAATAGGTGGTGTAGCGGATGATGCAATATTAAATGTTAATGGTCAGGCTATTACTTTAGTTTATGTGGATGGAACTGAAGGTTGGATTAATGTTCAAAATGCAGAGGACACAGAAACAGGATTAACTCCAGCTTTTGTTGCAGCTTCTGGTGGAAACACAACAGCCACTGTTTGTACAAATTTTAAAGTTCATACATTCACAGGACCAGGAACTTTCACTGTAAGTAATGCTGGTAATGCAGCAGGTTCTAACAAAATAGATTATTTAGTAGTCGCTGGTGGAGGTGGCGGAGCCACTCAACACTCTGGTGGAGGAGGTGCAGGAGGTTTTAGAGGATCTTTTCCAAGTCCTAATGGTAACGCAGGCACAGAAACAGTTACAGCACAAGCTTATCCAATTACAGTTGGTGGGGGTGGCGCTGGACAATCTGCTGCTCCTAGTGCAGGTGGGACAGCAACATCAGGTTCTAATTCTACTTGGAGTACAATCACTTCAAACGGTGGTGGTGGCGGTGGAGGTTATGATGGTGGTTGTGGAGTAGCTGGTGCTAGTGGTGGATCAGGCGGTGGTGGTGGATCTGCTAGTGGACCTGGGACTCAAGCTCCCCCAATAGCAGCAGGAGGGTCAGGAAATACTCCCGCTCAATCTTCACCCGCATCACCCGTTCAAGGTTTCGATGGTGGATCAGGAGCAGGTCACCAATCTGGAGGTGGTGGCGGAGGTGGTGCCGCAGCAGTTGGTGGAAATGGTGCTGGTGGAACTGGTGGAAACGCTGGTGCAGGAGGCGCTGGAAAACAAAATAATATTGATGGTAATAACTACTACTGGGGCGGTGGCGGTGGTGGTGGATCTCACGCTAACACTGGTGGAGCTGGTGGAATTGGTGGCGGAGGTGGAGGTGGATCTGTTCCTACTGATAGTGCTGGAGCTGGTGGTGGATCAGCAATTAATGCAGGTTCAGCTGCTTCAGGTCCTGGAAATGGTGGAGCTGGTGGAACTAACTCTGGTGGTGGAGGTGGTGCTAGTTTTTCTAATGGTACTAATGGTGCAACCGGCGGTTCAGGAATTGTAATAATAAGATATAAATTTCAGTAGTTGAATGGTAATTAAAATTAATATATAAGGAGAAACATTATGGCACATTTTGCAAAACTAGGAGCTAACAGTAAAGTTATTCAAGTATTAACACTTGATAACAAAGATATGTTAAATGCTGAT